CTGGTGATTTTGTTGGTCCACCATCAATGGGTACTGGTCGAACCGTATCTGTTGTCTCAAGAGAAGACGCAGCAAAACAAACTGGAGATGCATTCTTTCAGTTACTTGGCAGAGCAGCAACCCCAGCAGAAGTAAAAATTGCAGTTCAAGCTATTCAAGATATGGACAGAAAGCGTCAACTATCCAATGTTGAGGATCCAACTACTCTTGGTGTTGCAGCTGAAGAGCAAGCAATGAAGGCTGCACCTGGGGAGTTTGGTGCATACTCAGCAGGTAAAGCAATCAATCAGGTCTTCTCACTATTGGGTGGCGCATAATGGCAAAAGAAAAGAAAGAGCCAAAACAAGATTGGCGTAGTGCGTTCATTTCAAAGTTTCCGCAATATGCAAAGCTTGTTGATGGTGGTCCAGGAGAACAGGAAGCTCGAGCCAAATTTGGTGATGATCTAATTGATCTTATTCAAGATGTAGCCAAAAGACCAACACAGTACGAATTCACAACTCAAGCTGGCGTTGATGCTTTCAATGCAAAAATTAAAGCAACCAAGTACTACAACGAAACAGTTGAATCCGCCAAAGCATTTGATGCTCTGCTCGATGTAGATAAAGCCGACAAAATCAGGGCCAATCGCATAACGATAGCTAGCGGTTATGGCGACCTTGGTTTAACAACCAAAGAACTAGATGACATCACATTAACGGCAACACGCCGTGGTCTTAATGGGCTCGCTTTGTCGCAATATGTGAACAGCGTTGTGGGTACTCGTGCCCGTGGCAAACAGGATTTGTTGGACAGCCTTGATGCGCAGGCATTGAAGAAAGTAGCAATGGATTATGGGTATAACCCACCAGATTTAAACGAACAAATCCTTGCCTCAATTCAGGGCAAAGAATACAACGGAGAAGTTGTTACCCTGGATACTCTTAAGAAAAAAGGTATGGCTTTGGCTAAAGCAGCACACTTTCAATTGGCTCCACAATTGGATGCTGGCTTAACTCTTGCTGAGATCTTTAGTTCTTACAAAGATACAGCTGCCAGGACACTAGAGCTATCTCCAGAATCTATTTCGTTTAATGATCCAAAGTTTAGAACGGCATTTGGTGGACCCAACACACCTCCACCTACGTTGGGTGAATGGGAAACCATGCTGCGCACGGACCCCAAGTACGGTTTTGAAAACACAAAGAAAGCAAAGCGTGATGCTATGACGCTAGCTACAACCATAGCTAGAACGTTTGGAGAGGTACTCTAATGTCAATGTCGGAACAAGATCTTCGGGCGCTATCTGAAGCTCGTGGTCGTCAGGTAACTCGCCCTACTTCTCAGACCCTGGATCCAGGTCTTGTTAGTGAAGCTCGTGGTTTTTACGGTGATGAAACCTACATTAACGAACTTGTAGCTAATACTGGAGTTGGGTCAGGCACTTTAGAGCAAAGACAAAATGCTCTCAACACTCTTATTCAGCAAGGCAAAGATCGCAATCTTGCAGAACGTGGATCGGTAGATGCTTTTCCAGGCGCCCCTATTATTAGCGGTAATACTGGTAAAGGGGGTAACGGTGGTGGAGAAGAATTTGTTCCAGCTGCTGGAGCAAAAGCAATACTGCGCAACGTGCTAGCCAGTTATGGTTTAGAGGGTTTGTATGAATATGCGTATTCTCTTTACGCTAAGGATGAAATAGATGTTAATGACGGCGACTCTCTTATCTTTGCGTTAAAAGAACAAGAAGCATACAAGAAACGATTTGCTGCAAACGAACGACGCAAATCTTTGGGATTCAAAGAATTGTCGCCAGCTACTTATCTTTCTTTGGAAAAATCATACAAAGATACTTTGGCTGCCAACGGTTTACCACAGGGATTTTACGATTCACCAGATGATTTTGAAAAACTTATTGGTGGTGACGTGTCTGTAACAGAACTTAACAACCGTCTTAAAGACGCTTATACGGTAGTGCGTGATGCTTCTCCAGAAGTAAAGAACAAGATGGCAGAAATGTATGGCGTTACCGACGGAGATCTTCTTGCATACGTAATTGACCCTGATCGAGCACGTCCTCTTATGTCTCCAGATTACAAGCGTCAAGCGCAAGCAGCCTTAATTGCGGAAAGCGCTCAAAGACTTTCAGCACTCAACTTGAATAAGGATGTGGCTGAACAGTTTGTACGACAAGGTATTAGCCAAACTGAAGCCGAAACAGCTTTTGCAACAATTGGTCAGATGGGTGAACTGCGACGTGGTGGGTTTGGTGAACAACAAATTACCGATCTTCAGTTTGCTCAGGCTGCTTTAGGTACAGATGCTGAAGCTAAACGGTTGGTGGAAGAACGCAAAAAGCGTCGTATCGGTGAGGTAACTGCTAGTGGTGGTTCAGCAACCCTTGCTCAAGGCGACAGCGGTTCGTACAAATCTGGGTACGGTCAAGCAAATCTCTAATACAGATAGCCAACCCTTGACAATCACTAATTGTGATGTAAGATAGTTATATCCCATCAGGGATAACCATTGGAAATCCCCCCGATTTCAATGTGCTAACAGGGGTGAGATATGCAGCCACTTGGCCCCTCCAGCCAGGTGTGGGCGGAGGAGTGGGTCATGCAAGAACAAGACTTCTATGAAGAGGACAGCGTTCAAGAAGACCAGGCAACAAAGAATCCAGTTCGTGCAAGAATGCGTGAGTTGGAGTCAGAGGTTAAGAGCTTGCGTCAGCAAGCAGAGGAAGCTAAGTCGGCTCAACGAGAGTTGGCATTTGTGAAGGCAGGCGTAGACCTATCTTCAGGGATGTCCAAGTATTTCGTAAAAGCGTACGATGGCGATCTCACACCCGAGGCAATCCGAGTTGCAGCCGCAGAAGCAAATCTCATTAAGCCCCAAGAAACTATGCAAGCAGCCCCTACACAGGAGAAGCAAGCATGGGATCGAGTTAGCAACGCATCACGCGTTGGAGACACAACTGAAGCGACGGTTGACTACAGCACTAGAATTGCAAACGCTAAATCCGAAAGAGAAGTAATGGAATTGTTGGCTCAAGCAAGAATGAATCAAATCAACAATTAACCAATTCTTTAAGGAGAATTAATCATGGCAGGCGAAACACAACTCTCGTCCTTGTCTATCGACCAGGTGGCGTTTGACCGTCTTGCGTATTTCGCATTGCGTTCAGAACTTCTTTTCGATCAGGCAGCGGACGTACAACCAGTAGCACAGGCAATGCCTGGTACTGGAGTTACATTCACAATCTTCGCAGACATCGCAGCAGCGACATCTACGTTGAACGAAGTAACTGACGTAACCCCAACAGCGCTCTCGGACAGTCAGGTAACAGTTACCTTGGCTGAATACGGCAACGCAGTTGTTACAACAGCAAAACTCCGTGGCACAGCATTCTTGGATGTTGACTCGGCAGCAGCAAACATCATTGGCTACAACGCAGGTGACTCGATCGATCAAGTCGTTCGTGACGTTCTTGCCGCAGGAACCAACGTGGCTTACTCAAACGGTAAGACAAGTCGTGTCGGCTTGGCTGTAGCAGACATCTTGACTGCAAACGACGTTCGCAAGCAGGTAGCTGCTTTGCGTGGTGCAAACGTTGCAACCTTCAATGGTTCATACATCGGCTTCATCCACCCAGACGTGTCGTACGACTTCCGTTCGGCTACAGATGCAAGTGCATGGCGCACACCAGCCAACTACGTGGATCCAACTGGTATCTACAATGGCGAGATCGGCTTGTTTGAGTCGGTACGTTTCATTGAGACACCACGTGCCAAGGTATTCACCAACGTTTTCAACGGCGCAGGTGCAGCTGGTACAGGAGATGCATACTCAACTCTTATCATGGGTCGTCAGGCTCTTGCTAAGGCTTACAGCGTGCAAGATGGCAATGGCGCAACACCGAAGATTGTCCGTGGCAATGTCACAGATATCTTGATGCGTCTGCAACCACTTGGTTGGTACTGGCTCGGCGGCTACGGTCGCTTCCGCGAAGCTTCGCTTCGTCGAATCGAGTCGGCATCAAGCATTGGTACTAACAACGCCTAATAATTAATTAGTAGGGCCTCCCCGTCATGAAAGGCGGGGGGGCTTTGCTATACTTTTACTAACGAAAGGTTTGTATGTCAATTTCTAATTATGCTGAACTGAAAATCTTGGAGCACACCACAGGTAAAACTGCTTGGACTATGCCAACGAATGTGTATGTCAAGTTGCATCTTGGTGATCCTGGTGAGGCTGCTACTTCTAATGCTGCTGTTGAAGCAACTCGTAAAGTTTCTGCTTGGGCTACAGCGGCTTCGGGCGCTATTGCAACAAGCTCAACTATTGAGTGGACTAACGTTTCTACTACAGAAACTTATACACATTGGTCGTTATGGGATGCGTCAACTGCGGGTAACGCTTTGTGGACTGGTGCATTGTCAGCATCGGCTGCTGTAACTGCTGGCGATACTTTCCAAATTACTACACTAACCCTGTCTCTCGATTAGTCGTAGGGGGTAAACCCTATGGCTGCTTTTCAGGGCACACTTACAAAATATTCATCACCGTATAAACCTGCGACGGGTTTATACATTGGTGCGTTAATATTTCAATTAACTGCTACTGGTTCTGGTGTTGGTACAGAGACTGCAAATAGACTTGTAATAAAAGCAAAGTCTGGTACTGGGTCGGGAACTGGAACCGAATTAGCTTATGGTGTACGTGTAGTACTACGTACCGCTACAGGATCTGGTGTTGGTACCGAAGTAACTGTTTCGGGACCCACTCAACTACGTATTG